GCAGGTGGTTCTTCCGGGCGAAAGGGTGGCGCAGCTGATTATCCTGCCATATCCGGAGATAAAGCTTGTGGAGGTGGCCGCCCTGAGCACAACGGAGCGCGGAGAAAGAGGTTTCGGATCCACCGGGAGACGGTAAAACCGCAGAAATAGACATAAGTTGCGCGTAAAGAGCATGGAGATACTGACAGTTTGAACGTGAAATTCACGTTCGTGATGGCATTTTAGCAAAAAGGCGGAAAGTGGCGAATAGTAGCCATAAATTGAAAAACAGATGAAAGGAGACGGGCCCCGGCCGGGTAATAGATATATCGGCTCCTTTTATGAGATGACGTATCAGGAATTTTTACAGTCGAAAGTAGAGCTTGCTCCATCGTCCGGGTTTGAGGTGGCAGCAGGAGAGATCAATCCGGCATTGAAGCCGCACCAGAAGGATGCGGTGCGCTGGGCGCTTCGAGGAGGAAGAAGAGCACTGTTCGAGAGCTTCGGCCTTGGTAAGACGGTGCAGGAGATTGAATTCTGCCATCAGGCAGCAAGACACGAAGGCGGGCAGGCGCTGATAGTCCTTCCACTTGGCGTAAAGCAGGAATTTACACGGGACGCCGTGCAGATTCTTGGGTATGAGAAACCAAGATATGTGAAGACCATGGAAGAGGTGAGGGCAGCAGGCGAGGAAATCCTTATCACGAACTATGAAAGAGTAAGAGACGGAGATATTGACCCGACTTATTTTTCGGCAACCAGCCTGGACGAAGCTTCTGTGCTGCGCAGTTTTGGCAGCAAGACCTATCAGACGTTTCTGGACAAGTTCAAGGGTGTGAAATATAAGCTTGTCGCTACGGCGACGCCTTCCCCGAACAGGTATAAAGAGCTGATTCACTATGCTGGATATCTGGAGATCATGGACACCGGGCAGGCTCTGACACGTTTTTTTCAGAGGGACAGCACGAAAGCGAACAACCTGACACTGTATCCGACGCAGGAAGATGAATTCTGGACATGGCTGGGAAGCTGGGCGCTCTTTGTCACAAAGCCGTCGGATCTGAATCCGGATTATTCGGATGAAGGTTATGATCTGCCGCCGCTCACGGTCAACTGGATTGAGCTTCCGGTCGAATACGGAAAAACACAGGACCGGAACGGACAGATGCAGCTGTTTGAAGACGCTGCGCTGGATCTGAAATCGGCAGCGGATGTGAAGCGAACAACCATCGAACAGAGGGTGAACAAGGCAAAAGAGATTGTGATGAAAAGCCGGGATGATCATTTCATCATCTGGCATGATCTGGAAGCGGAGCGGCACGCGATCAAGGCAGCTATTCCGGAAACAGTGGATATCTACGGATCCATGGACTATGACAAGCGGGAGCAGCGGGTGATTGACTTTTCCGAAGGGAATTTCCGTATTTTTGCAACAAAAAAGGAGCTGTCAGGATCCGGCTGCAATTTTCAGCGGTATTGCCATCGTGCAATCTTCCTTGGCATCGACTATGAGTTCAACGATTTTATCCAGGCAATACACCGCATTTACCGGTTTCTTCAAGGTCAGCCGGTTGTGATCGATATTATCTACATGGAATCCGAAAGAGAAATCAAGGACACACTTCTGCGGAAATGGAAAGATCACAACCATATGGTGGAAAAGATGGTGGAAATCGTGAAAAAGTACGGCCTGAACAATGCAGAGGTTCCGGAGCTGATTCGCCGGAAGATGGGAGTGAAGACAGTGAGAGTAGCGGGAAAATACTACGAAGCAGTTAATGACGACTGTGTAGAGGAGACCAGAAGGATGCCGGACAACAGTGTGGGACTGATTCATACATCCATTCCATTCGGCAACCACTATGAATACAGCGCGAACTATAACGACTTTGGACACAATGAGAACACCGAGCGCTTTTTTGAACAGATGGATTTCCTGACGCCGGAGCTGCTGCGGGTTCTGGAGCCGGGAAGAGTAGCCGCGATACATGTCAAAGATCGTGTGTTGTTCGGGAATGCTACGGGGACCGGGATGCCGACGATTGAACCGTTCCATGCGCTGTGCATTGAACACTACATGAAGCATGGGTTCCAGTACATGGGGATGATAACTATTGTGACGGATGTCGTTCGGGAAAATAACCAGACATACCGTCTCGGATGGTCTGAGCAGTGCAAGGATGGTTCGAAGATGGGCGTAGGTTGCCCGGAATATGTTCTTTTATTCCGCAAGCTCCCGACGGACCGGTCCAACGCCTATGCGGATGATCCGGTGACAAAGACGAAGGAAGAATATACCAGGGCACAGTGGCAGATCGATGCGCACGGGTATTGGAGATCTTCCGGAAACCGGCTGGTAAGCAAGGACGAACTGAAGGACATCGACACGAAGAACCTGCAGAAGGTTTATCGGGAATACAGCCGCGAGACGGTATACAGCTATGAAGAGCATGTGAAGCTTGCGGAAGAGTTAGACAAGAACGGACGACTTCCAGCTACTTTCATGGTGGTAGCACCCGGTTCCTGGAATCTTTCCGAAGTCTGGGACGATATCAACCGCATGAAGACGCTGAACACGAACCAGTCCAGAAGAAAGCTGCAGATGCACGTCTGCCCGTTGCAGATCGATATTGTGGAGAGAATCATCAACAGGTACAGCAACAAAGAGGATCTTGTTTATGATCCGTTTGGCGGTCTGATGACGGTGCCAATGGTTGCAGTGAAGATGGGACGGAAGGGAAAAGGCTGCGAGCTGAATTGTGATTATTTCCGCGACGGCGTGGGATATCTGCAGGCAGCGGAGTGTGAGATCGACATGCCAACGCTGTTTGATTTCATGGACGGAGGAAAGGAAGGTCAGGATGAGTGATATCAGAACAAGAGCACTGCGGAAAACAGAGATGGAAGGGCGCAGGTGGGTGCGGATTATGCTGGCTGTGGTCTGCATCGCCCTTCACAGAGGATGGAGGTTCGGAACGAAGCGCCTTCATGAGCTGCTTCTGGAGACGCAGAGGATCTGGAACGAATGCGCGAAACAGGAAAACGTATCCATCCTGATGATGCTGGAAGACGAAACAGGAATTGAACTGAAGCCAACAGATGACAGTCCATCCTATCACGATCTCGTATATCTGAATGGAACACCGAAGGAAGAGGTGGAAATGTCGAATGCAGCCTACTGCTACATGAGAGTGCAGCAGGCGAAGTGGATGGGAACCATGATGGAAGCGGCCATGTTCCTGGCATTATACCGGTGCATGGATTACGGATTTTCTGCGGATATGCTGAAAAAGATGGTGACGATGATACAGGAAATCCGAAGCGAGTACAAAGATAACTATAAAAAGCTGTGGAAGGCCTGCCGGGAGGAAGCTGGCATTGATCTGTATGAGTTTGAGAGGAAGGGCGTGATCGAGTGAAACGGCAGAGCATGGAAGAATATGTTGCGGAGATGTTACGCAGGAAGGAGCAAGATGCAGACAACAGTAGAATTTGAGTTTGACGATGATGTCATTCAAAAGGTGATTGAGATCTTTCCAAAAGGTCTTGTGCTGGATGTAGCCAGGGAAGAGCCTGCAGAGCTGATCCAGGCGATCTGCAAGGTCTGCCGGTACGGGCTGGATTTCTATCGAAAGGCACATCTGGTGGAAGAGATGGCTGATACGCTGATTGTGATCAGGGAGCTGCAGAAGCTCTTTGATATCCCGGATGAGGACTTGCAAGAATTTATTACAAGCAAGCAGATGCGCACGAAGGAACGAATTAGAGAGCTGAGGGTGGAGAAATGAACAGAGTAGTGCTGGTGGGACGCCTGACCAAAGACCCGGACATAAGACAGTCTCAGGGAGCAGAGCCGGTCACGATTGCAAGATACACGCTTGCAGTAGGCAGGCGGGGCAAGAAGCAGGAAGGGCAGCAGGCGGATTTTATCTCCTGCGTGGCATTCGGTAAGGCGGGAGAGTTCGCGGAGAAGTACCTGCACAAGGGAACCAAGATCTGTGTGTCCGGACACATCCAGACGGGAAACTACACAAGACAGGACGGAACGAAGGCATATACGACAGATGTAGTAATCGAGGAGCAGGAATTTGCGGAGAGTAAAGCGGACAGCGGAAGATCTGCCATGGATGATCAGATGGCTGCACAGTACGGCGGGCAGGGAAGCCAACAGGCATCAGGAAGAACCGGGCAGCAGGATGGAGCGGGGCAGCAGGATGGAGCGGGGCAGCAGGATGGAGCGGGGCAGCAGGGATCATGGGAGCAGAGTGCCATGGACGGGTTTTTGAACATTCCGGAAGGAATTGACGAGGAGCTGCCATTTAACTGAGATATCACCCAGAGAAGGAAAATCTTTCTCTGGGCATTTGTGCGTGTAGAGGGCAAGGAAGTGAAGAACAGAGTGTTGAGCGAAAAGAACAGGTATCATCTGCCGAAGGAAGAGTTTCTGACGGTGCTGCACTTTTCTCAGCAATATCCGAACTGGGTGCAGGAGCTTCGCACGGAGCCGGACACCAGCAAGGCCATCACCTACGATGAAGAGCGCGTGCAGACGTCTGGAGGCTATGATGCCTGCTCTGAGACTGCCATGCGCCGATATGCGTTGGCTAAGAAAAAGCAGTTGGTGGAGGATACCGTGCGCGAAGTAGCACCGGAGATCTATGAGTATCTTCTTCTCGGCGTGGCGTATGGATGGACATTCTGGCAGCTGAAGCAGCAGGGAATACAGTGCGAAAAAACGATGTATTACGAGAGACGGCGGAAATTCTACTACATTCTGGCACAGAAGATTTAAAGCGGGGGAGAAACCTCCGCTATTTTCTTATTGACAAATACACACAATGTGTATATACTATAATTAGTTCAAAGGAAAGGAGGTGAAAGGATGAGGTGAAGAAAAGAACAAGAAAGGACCTTGATTCAGTAGCGAAGCTCCTGGCAAGCATCGCGGCTATCATCGTAGGGATAGCGGAACTGATCAAAGTCCTCAAGTAGTTCAAGGCGGGGAGCGAACGCTCCCTGCTGATTCCATTATATCTCATCCGGCAAATATGAAAAAGAAAAACAGATGGATTGTAGAATTGATGGCAGCGTTCATTTTCTTCTTTGCAACAAGCAGGAGGCTTCCGGCAACAATTTTGTTGCTGGCAGTAGGAGCAGTTACTGCGACGGAAGCAGTCTGTGAAATAATAAGGAGGCATAGAAGATGACAATCAAAGAAGCCAGAGAAGAAAGGGGAATGAGCAGAAAAGAAGTGTGCGACTGGTTGAAGATCCCATATAGAACGCTACAGAGCTGGGAGCTCGGAGATCGTGAATGCCCGGAGTGGGCGGAAATGCTTATTGTGGAAAAGATACTACAGTCTGAGAGAAAAAAATAAAAACGCGGTACTCAGGGGACAAGAAACCGTGTTATTCTGATAGAAAGGAAAGAGAGATGAAGCAGAAGATAAGAGATTGGCTTGGGAAACATATCATATTGGTCATTTGCATCATTGTTATAGCTATGGTTGTTTTGCCTTATATCCTTTTTCCGTGGCCAATAGCTATATTGATTACATTGATTGAACTGCTTATTTTCTGGGTGAGAGATGCCAAACGAAAGGGAACAATATACTGGCCTAAGAAATAACAGAGGGGCAATCATAACAACGAAGCGACCTGCAGAAGCAGGCCGCTTTTTTGATGCCATGACAACAGGGGAAAGCGGGGCAAGGGATGGCACAGCCGTGGGCCAAGGCATTCTATGATTCTGCTGCATGGAAGAAGCAGAGAAAATATATTCTGCAAAGAGACCACTACATATGCACAGAGCCGGGATGCCATAACGTAGCAACAGAAGTTCATCACATTGTTGAATTAACAGAGAAGAACATAAGCAATGCAAACATTTCACTGAACGAAAAGAATCTTCGTTCGTTGTGTCATGATTGTCACGAGAAGATCACGAAGGAAATGAAACAAAAGAACAGTGAGATTCTCGAACACATTGTTTTTGATAAAAACGGAAATCCAGTTGCGGTTTCAGGGAAAGAAATCAGAGGAAGACAGAAAGCGTAAGGCCCCCCGGGGTGAAGTCCGGGAGAGGTTCCGGAACCGACCGCAGCCAGCTCACAGCTCTATCCGGACGGGGATCGCGCGTGACCCCCCTCTTTGGAGAAAAATATATGACTAAGGAAGAATATGTTAAAAAGTACACTTCGATCTATCGAAAAGTTGATAAAAACAACAAGAAAAAAGCAAAAGAATTGATTGATAAGCTGGCGGACGTGCTCTTGATGATGGACGAATGCAAGCAGCACATTGACGAGGAGGGATGCGTCTCGGAGATGTGCCAGGGCAAGTACACCATCCAGCGGGAGAACCCGTGGAGTCAGACCTACAACCAGAAGGTGAAGCTCATGGCCACAATTATGGATCGGCTCGACCGGCTTCTTCCGGACGCCAAAACGGAGACCGTAGCCAAGGCGGGAGATGCGCTCGGAGCGTTCATTTCCAAGGGCAAGCCGGTTGAATTACGTTAAAGAGTACTATTCCAGAATCGCATCCGGGAATATTACGGCATGCGAAGAGGTCAAAAGTGTATATAAACGCATGACAGAGGAAATGGATCGTCGGGATGATGATTCATTTCCTTTTTGGTTCTCGGAAGAGACCGGACAGTATGTGATTGATTTCATCGAAAAGTTCTGTCGGCATTATCAGGGAGACCATGCAGGGGAGCTCGTGAAGCTGGAGCTCTTCCAGAAGGCTTTTGTGCAGAACCTGTTCGGATGGCTGGAGAAGAAGACAAACCTTCGAAGGTTTCGGGAATATTTCTTTGAGGTGGCCAGAAAGCACGGGAAATCCTTCCTGTCCGGATGCATTGCGGTGTACATGCTGACGGCCGACGGGGAACAGGGCGCGGAAATCTATTCCGCAGCAACCAAACTGGATCAGGCGAAGATCATCTATAATGCCGCCAAGAATATCATTGACCAGTCACCGGATCTCAGGGCACTGGTCAAATCGACGAGGGAAGGATTGACCTTTCGGGTGACACGCAGCGTGATGAGGCCGCTGCCGAATGAATCAAAATCACTCGATGGCCTGAATATTCATTTTGCCGCTCTGGATGAAATCCATGAGCAGAAGGACCGGAACATATACGATGTTCTCCGGCAGGGAATGAAGGCAAGAAAGCAACCACTGATCGGATGCATCACCACCTCCGGCTTCCGGAGGGATGGTCTGTATGACTCCCTGCATGACTATGCGGACTCCGTGGCAAAGGGAACCGTGCAAGATGACCGGATGTTTCCGGTGATCTATAAGCTTGACAAGGAGGAAGAATGGCAGGATCCGAAGGCGTGGATAAAAGCAAATCCGGGGCTTGGGACAATCAAGAGCTATGTGCAGCTCTCGGATGATGTGGAACGCGCAAGGAACGATGCGTCCTATCTCCAGACGCTTCTGGTCAAGGATTTTGATGTCAAGCAGAACGAGAACGCCGCGTGACTCACGCTGGCTGTGATCGAAAATACAAAAGCAGTCGATATGAACTATCTGGAACACAGCTACGCTATCGGAGGATGCGATCTGTCGGCGGTCAGTGATCTGACCTGCGCGTCGCTCATTATCCGGAAGCCGGACGATGACAACATATATGTGCTGCAGCATTATTTCATTCCGGAATCAAAGGCTGCTGCGATTGATAACGCATCGGTGCAGGAAGCTCCATACCGGCTCTGGCAGGAAAAGGGGTGGCTCACGATCACTGAAGGAGCTGCAGTTGATTACAACAAGGTAACGGAGTGGTTCTGCGAGATGGTCACAATCCACGATATCCGGCCGCTGTGGATATGCTACGACCGTGCGCTTGCCGGTTACTGGCAGGAGCAGATGATTGGAATGGGCTATGAGATGGAGAAGATCCCACAGGGACCGTTCACCTGGTCACAGCCAATGAAGGAAATGGGGGCTGCGTTTGAAGAGCACAGGGTAGTTTATCAGAACAATCCGATGCTCAAGTGGTGCTTGTGCAATACGGCTGAAAAGTCAATGAACAAGGATGGGATTGAGACAATACAGCCGGTCAAGATACAGAGTCAGAGAAGAATAGATGGAACAGTGAGCCTGCTCAATGCATGGGTGGGGTATGTGAGGCATTTTGATGAATATATGCCGTATTTGAGGTAGAAAGAATGAGTTTTTT